GTTTGGGTATAAATAACTTGATATTTTTTGCATCTGGCAAAATCCTTTTATTATGTATTTATGGCAAATCTTAGAGATAATATAGAACACAACTTACCGTTTATCAGTGTACTGAACTACGGAACCGATGAATATGTCGGTATAATAATTAATCAAGATCAGTTCGTAACGAGCTTTTATGATTTAAATGCATTACTAACCCCGGAAGAAAAAGTTGCCTTTTTAGAAATAGGTGAAACCTGGTGGTGGGAATCTAATAGGCAATTTCCTATTAATATTTTTTGCAGAGATCAGATACAACCTTTTGCGTATGCAATTAAAACGTTTAATAGCAAAGATACTAGGATAATGCTAGGACCGGTTGTAAATTTAATGAACTTAACGTTAAAACGAGTCAAACGAAAATCAGTTCAACTCGTTCGTAAAACACGCTAACCTTCAAGTTGCTCGCAAATTAAATTCATCTGCACTATAATTGCCATTGCATAAGATATAGCATGTGATTTTTTAAAATAGTATTCACCGGTGTCGGGTTTTACCCACACTTCGTTCATAATCGTAATCCAATCTTTCCCAATCAGATAGCGTTTCGCCGGACGGATCATTGCTAGGACTGCAGCTAATTGTTCCACTGAAGTCGGCAAGGTCTTTTTCAGAATATCTGTGTGTCCGTTCAAATGAAATAACAGATCCGTAAACTCGTTGTTTTCCAATAGATCCCATAAGGGTTTGACCTCCATTAGTCGTAATAAGTGCTCATTATCTTTAATGCCATTATAGACATTAACATTTAAGAAGTCAAGTTTAAAATAACCTCTTTGTTCTGCTTCTTTATAGTCTATTGTGCTTAATCCTGTGACAGGATTAAAAGGGATTCGATGGCAATAAATGCCAGTGTTGTGCTTTTTAAATGTAGAACCATCTTTAATAGATGCAGTTACATATCGTATTTTATTTAATGCAAGTGTTCTATCTGCAAAATCAATATCTATATCAGGCATATTGTAACTTCTGTATTTATTAAAATTTTAGTACTAAAATGGAATATCATATATTGCCATCCTTAACAACTTGTTTAACTAGCTCAACATCAGATTGCTGCCGTTTAAACTTCCCCATCCAAAACGGTAGATCTAAAATACTACTTATTGCCGCTAATTGGTGATCATTTAGATTTTTGAGTAACGTTTTTCCGTTATTTGAATTTAATAAAATCCACGGACTTATCTTTCCGTCTTTAATATCAAACATTGCTCTATTGGTACTAACATATAAAAAATAATGATTCCATGCTGCATTATTACTTTCTCCCCAATCAACCATATGATTGATACTGCGTTCTAGTGCAGTTTCGACTGATTCAGTTTTAATTAAATCAAATACATATTTTTCATATAATTCATCTCGACACCAGTGATCTAATTTTACACCACTTGTAATAACATAGTCTATAAATTTATTTGGATACAATGGATTGACGTTACTAACAAAACTACCAAACTTAACAAAAGCGTTGTAATATGGACTTTTACAAAACTCTTCGTAAGTTCTAATTCCTTGTGTGTTCTGTGTTTTTTTAAAAAATCTATCATAAGTGTCAAAACCTAGTACAACATGTTTTTCACGTTGTGCTAGTGCCCTGCGTTTTTGCTCACAGACATGTACTGTAAGAGTAGTTTCTTTTACAAATTTACTATTACAGTATTGACATACAAATGGTTTAGTTTTGTTAATAGTTAATGTCATCATTTCATTTTCTTAGTGATTACAGAATCTTCCATACCGTGCAATTTTGCGAGTTCCTTAATTTCTTTATCTGTCATTAAGGATGCTGTCATTTCAATTTCATCCATTTTCATGCTAGGATAAATTTCCGCTAAAAATTTTATTTTTTTATTGCCATTGCCTTGTTTTTTCTTAAAACCTATCCATTGATGAAAGAATGTTTTTTTGCTTTCGTGACTGCACATGCACAACAACTGCCACACTAGCTTAGGATGTTTTTGTAATAAATTCCAGTCTTTATTAAAATATTCGTTGACTGTAAGTACAAAGTGTTCTTGTGTTGCAGTAGATTGACCTTCGACATTACTAATGTAACGATTAAGAATAAAAAATTCACTTTTAAGAAGTTTTTGATTTGTTTCATCTAATGCGTCCCAAAGTTCACTAATATGTTGATCTACTGCTGCTATTTTTTCTTTTAATTCAACTTTTTCTTGCATATATGTATTATAACAGTAATTAAATTAATTTGTCAAGGTGAATAAGTTCACTTTGTCTTGAAACCTCTTTTACAAAATACGCACACGTTGGTCGTAATCCTGCTCTTGTAGGAGTTGCTAATAAATGGCCATTTTTCATTTTAGGAAAGTACCATTTAACATCATTGTAAAAGTTTACAATTTCAATTTTCTTAAATTCGATCCTGTGATCTGACAGTGGATTAAATGTTAATGCTTCAAAACCTCGATCATTTAAACTTGTTAGTGGTAATACTTCTATATGCGCTGCTGTAAAACTATCACCTACTGCAACACACCAATCAATTGGCATTGTTATCTCATCTTCGCCTATCCTTAACACCATTGCAGGTGCGTTAAATGATTCAAGGAATACAAGTGGCATAAAAAAGAAATCAGGATCTAACGGATTGCTGTTATCAAGCACAGCAAATCTAGTAGAATCATCTACTTCGTCAGGTAAGTTATTAAGCGAAAATGCTTCGTTTTGTAATGTTAATATTTGCATTATTTGGTCCAATCAATTTTTTCAATGGTAAATGGGTATTTTGCATCTTTGTAAAACTTTTTACGTTCTGTAAGATGACTCTTTGCATACTTGCAAGTCGATGTTAAATCCCATATTTGCACAAAGTCTTTGTCAGATGCTTTACGAATACCTCGACCAATACTTTGTATTACTCTAGTAAAACTTTTTCCGGGTTCGATCATCACTAGGTTAAAAATTCGCGGAATGTTTAACCCTACTGCAGCAACTCCGTAGGTTGCAATTGATATTTTGCTGTCGCTTGTTTTAAAGTCGTCGTAATCTTCTTTGCGATTCTTTGTTTTAATTTCACCTGAGATAAATGTAGAATTTTCTATTAGTTCTATTAGTTGTTTTCCGGTATCGATGCGATTAACTAGGACCAACGTGTTACCAGATTCGGCAATTGATTTAATTAATTCTGACATAAACCCTAATCGATCAGCGTTGGATACTAGGTATTTGTATTCATCGGTATACGATTTAAACTCGCGTAAATCAATAAATTGCTTTATGTTAACATGACAATTTGACAATATACCCATGTCTTGTAACTCGTGCGCTTTTATCCCACCGACTACCGGTCCTATGCTTGCAAATATCTGTTCGTGTTCGTGCTTTGCCTTTGGTATAGTTCCTGTTAAACCCCATCGAATTGGTGCATTACATAAATTATGTGTGAGCAAATTCTTTAACACATCGGCTTTCGCCATATGCACTTCATCTACAATTACAGTGTTAACACCATCTAAGAAATCTGCTAAAGTGTACGCAATTTCTGCATCCCAGTTTTTACTTTTCTTATCTAATATGTTAAGACTTTGCCACGTACATATAGTGTGTGTTTTGTTTAAATCTTTACGATCACCGTAATATACACCGACATCTAGGTCAACGTTAATAAAGTCTTCAAACGTTTGTTCTACTAAATCTTTGTTAGGAACAATAACAATAGTACGTCCGTAAAATTCAGCACAGTGAGCAAGCGTTGCTGTTATGATAGTTTTACCGGCTCCTGTTGCAACTTCTTGTAATGCTTGTGTATTTGTAAAAAATCGATTAACTACTTCGGCTTGATCGCTGCGTAATACGATTGGTTCTCCGGCAAACCGATGGCCTTCTGGCCATACTTTACCTAAATCTGCCCAATAGTTTTCAGTAACAGCAGTAAAATTTAAGTTATAAGGCTTGCGATTATCAATAACTTCGTCAATATCAATATACATATTGTGGAGTATTTCAAGTATCTTTTCAAGCTGGCTCATGTACCCGTTACCGCCTAAGCCAAATAAACTAATACTCCCATCCCATCTTCCTAATTTAAAAGCAGGGCGATAACGTGCAGTAGGGTCTTCGTATTTAAATGCTGCGGCTAATTTTTTTCTTGCTTCGAGTGATAAGTTTTCAAACTTAATATTCACTTCGTCTTTTATTATTAATCTTACTCCCACATTTGCCTCTGTATTATTGGTTCACGGTCCCAGTATGCAATAATTAAATCACAACTATGAGCAAGTGCAGCAACTTTGCTACTTCTTAAAACACCATTTAATGAAATTACTGACATCGGTTTCCAGTTTTCTTTAAGGATAAACTTTGGAAGTTTTTGGGTGTCTAATCCTACTACTAGTGTACTACTAGTTAACATTGAGTTATACTGTTTTGCAGAAACTTGTTCGTTAAACGCTTTTCCGCTAGGCTTAACGTTTGATAACCTAAAATAAATTCCAACGTTATCTGTAATATTAACAGCAGCTAATGCAGTAGATAACATTTCTAAATCCTTAGCATTATCGTTAAATGGATCAAATGTAATTAGTATCGGTGTTCTTTTTAATTCAACTAATGATTTTACTACTTCAGTTAATGAGTATTGCTTACTATCTACCCAAAATTTTACAGATTGCCGATTTGCAATATTTGCAGTTAATGAGTTTTCTTGAACAGGTGATGTAACACGGTATTGATATCGCATACTACGATCGTTAATAATCGGATCACTTAACGCAATATCTGCACCAATTTCTTGTGCTAACTGTTTTTGCAGATTTGGGTGTGTTATTGAAGTAATTAGGAATTGATCTTGAATTTCACTTTTAGACCATGCTGTTATTGTATTGTAGTAATCTAAAATCTCTTGATCAATTTCAAAATCAAATGGAGCTAACATGTTGCATAAGTGTACTATGTTCTCTTCGGAAAATCGTGCAGCATATGATCTGCCCGAAGTAAGTAAGGTTATATCAAGCTGTTGTGATGCTTTTTGAATAACATTGCGAATCTGCGAGCAAAAAGTAAACTCAATTGAGATATAACTTTCGGGTAATTCTTGAACAATTGACAATTTCCTTACAGGTTTAACATATCTAAATTTATGAGTCCAGCTAGGATTATCAGTATGAACTGTCATATCGTCGACAATTGACTCTAATTTTTTAGAATTTTCTTTGAGAATTTTAAGTATCAAGTGTCCTTGACTTTCGGTAATGAAGTGAAGTTGTACAACATCACTAGCAAGACTTTTTAAAGTTCTAGCATCTCTAGTACTCACTAATGTTTCAAACTTTGGATTTTGGTTACTAACTATGTTAGTTAAAAGGATGTCAATATTCATAGTACTATTATATGTGATTATGTTAAAAAAGTCAACTATTTAAAAATTAATAGGTCTTAAATACATTATATAAGACCTATTATTAGTATTTTGGACAAATTAAATAGTTGCATCTTCCATGCCAGCAACTCGTAACTTAACAATGTTAGTAAGTTGCCACTGCTTTTGATCTAGACCCTTTGTAATACCTAACCACTTGTTTCTTACTAAAGCAAATTCGTTAACAATTTTTTCAAAATCAACAACATCTTGTTCGCCTTCTACAAACCTGTCGCACTCTTTTTGTGAAAGAGCACGAGCATAGGTTTCGAGATATTTTCGAAAATAATAGCTTTTTAATTTGCGTAGTTCAATATTAAGGTATTCTAAAATAGCTTCTATTTCTTGTAACTGACTAAAACGCTGTTCCACAATACCGGGCATACATGCCGCATTTCTTTCAATGTTTCCAGTAATTCGACATTCGGTTTTTGCTGCTATCATCTCATTTTCGTAATAAGAAATAGCGTCAGGTGTTTTAGTTATATCATTTGTTACAGTAGAATACCATCCCATATTAAAAATCCAATTCTTCGTTACCTGTATCAGGTTCGTCATTGTCTTCTAAAAAATACCCAATTGCATGGTCTAAATATTGATCAACACCTGTAGAATTTTGTAACGTACGATCGCTTACACCGTGATCCGATAATAACTCTACATATCGTTCTGCGACAACATCTGTCTGTTTTTTATCGATATAATCTGCAAATAAAAGCCATACTTCATTGATTTGTGTTTCATTCAACATCTTGTTCAATTTCCTCTTGTGGTTCAAATTCAACTTTAGAGATTGGGTTTGCAACATAGTCAAACATGATTTGATCTAATGAATCATTCTCGTTACGCTCCCATGCTTTACGGAATTGCTTGATTGATGTTCCATTAGATAAATCAAATCTTAGACTGTTACCTTCTTTTTTCAAAAATCCTTTACCCTCAAATAAGTCAACTAACCCACTATAAGGATTCATACCGGTAGTATAAGGAATTTTGATTTGAAGTGTTTCAAATGGTTTAGCATAACGTGTTTTCATAATCTTACACGCAGCACGAATACCATTTACTTCACTGACTTTGTTACCATCTAAATCTTCTTTTAGTTTAAGTTTTTTCATAGCAACTACAATAGAACTAGCATATACAAATCCAGCGCCGCCTGAAATCTTATCATCGGGATCGAACATATCTTGACTTGCATACGTGTGATTAGTACATACTAATCCGACATTGTGACTACCAAACATATTTACACAATTTCTTACAAGAGCAGTCAATGCCTTAGGTTTACGACCCATATCACCTTTTAAATCACCTGCTTCAAATTGATTAATATCAGTTGGAGTTAGTAACATACCTAACGAATCAATCACAAACAATACTTTCGGTCTATCTTCTAATGCTTTATATTCTTTCATAAACTCACTAATAGTCTTAGCTACATCGTCAATCATAGCCATATTAAGTTTAAGAAGTTTTTCTTCGGTAGTATCTACACCTAATGCATGTAACCATGATTCGTCTAATGCATTTTCAGTATCGATTAGCACTACATAGATACCTTGTTCTTGTGCGTGTTTGATAATATTACCAGAACAAATATAACTTTTGCCTGCACCTGATTCGCCTGCAAACACAGTTACTTTGCCTAATGGAATGCCTTTGTGAAAATCTGAACTAATAAGATAGTTAAGGGCATAGTTGCCAGTTGAAACCCAGTCAGTAGGGTCATTGAATCCAACG